GGTAAATCCGGCCATATTGTTACTCCGTCTTGAGCGCGATCTCGCGCATGGTAAGGATGTTGCGGGAAATCAGATCCTCGATCTGCTGGCGCATGTCGGGCTGGGTAAACAGGTGTTCCCAGCGGGTCATTTTGGAGAGTTCTGCAATGCGCTGTGCTGCATCATGGGCGACTGCCTTGAGCGCAAGCGGTCTTGAATAAGCTGTGGCCTCATTGAAAGCCGTTATCAGGATGCGAAGCGCCAGCATCTTGAAACTGGAGATTTCCTTGAGAACCCTGTCTGTCGCATCGGGTGCCGGCTCGCAGATCATCCGGAGCGTGATATTGGCCCAGTCGGCCGGGGTATGGACACCGCCATTTGTGACCATGGCGCGGTAGTTTCCCGCCTGAAACCCTGCTTGGACCGGGTTCATGCGTGTTCCACCGCGGCGCGGATTTTGTTGGTATTCCAGCGCTTGTCGATATGAACGCCTTTTTCTTCCGCGCATTTGATGAGCAGGGCGCGCTCATCCACTTCCCCGACAACTACCGCAATTGGTTCCGGCGCTGGGGATGCGGGCTCGGGCTCCGGCGCGAAGGTATGGGATTGCGAAACCGGATGCACTATCCCGGCAAATCCGCGGTTCTTCAGGACAAGACCACCGTGCATGTGAACCTCTTATGAATTAAGGGGCGGAGTTTCCCCGCCCCTGATGCTTCAGATCTTATCGGCCACCAAGCAGGCCCATTCGGGTCGCACAAACAGCCAGCCGAACAGAACGTCCAGACGATCGATGGTCTGGTCTGTGCCGACGACATACTGTGTGACCGCGCGCATGGAAATCCCGTCCATCTGTTCACGCGCGCCCTTGACGTTGGGCGGCATTTCCAGATCGGCCGTGACCATGGTTACGGCCTGTTTCGCATAGACGAAGTTCATGCGGAGCGTGGTCGAGGCCGGATTGACCAGCAGCACATTTCCGCTGCCGGAGGTGGGCGATGCAGTAACGGTCTGGTACTGCGCCGTCTGACCACTGACCGGGGGAACGATGCTCGGGTAGATCGAGATCGACGTTCCACCAGATGCCATTGCCGCCGTTACCACGAACTGCCTCAGTTCGCCGGTATCGGCCTTGGTCACGCGGTTTACCGCATTGCAGCCGGGAAGGGTGATGATGTCGCCCACCGTCAGGGTGCCGGAACCGCCCGTGATGGTGACGGATGAGCCGGTCTGGTTGGCGCCGGATACCGTGGCCGCACCGTTGTACGTCCCGCCCGTGTGGTTGATGATGGTCTGGTCCTGGAACCATTCGAAGTTCAAGGCGTCATACATCTTGGCGTTGCGGTATTGGCGGGAGATTTCCGTGGCCGGATTGAACAGGCCGATCAGGCTGGAAACCGTGCGCGCCATGGTACGGGGAGAGGCCACTACTTTGCGATTGGCAACCTGAGCGGAATTGTTGTCCAGGGTTGCGCCGGCACTCAGCCATGTATCGGAAGTCGGGCTGATGACATTGTTGCTCACATCCAGATTGGCGACGTAATTGCAAATTCCGCCCATGGCACCCAGAACAACAGTACCTTGCATGGGGCCTTGCGGCACGGTGACGCCGCTCATGATGGTCGCGGCGACATTACCGGCCAGGTTGTTGATCTTGGGAGCGAGGATGATTTCGGAATAATCGTCCAAGCTCATGGTCATATCGACGGAGTTAAAGCTGGTATCGACATGGCGCTGGGTTGCCACGGTGATGGTGGTCTGTTGCTCGTTGGTGTCCTGGACTTGGGCAGCGGGACCATCCGCAACGGTATAATCGTTGGGCAGGCGGATTTTCAGTTGCTGGCCGATCTTGGCGCCGGTCTTGGCGAACTGGCTGTCATATTGCTTTTCGATGTTGCCGATGAAGGCATTGGAGTTCATGAACAGGCGGATCGCCTCTCGGGTGATCCCGCCGATAGTAAGCAGCGTATTGGCCACGGTTTTCTCCTGTGGGTTTGGGGTTTTGGCGATGGGGGAGGCGCTTTAAGGGATAGCGCCAAGACCGCATGGCCGACCAAGCAGGAGAAAACAGGAAACGCCTTGAGGCGCGCAGCTTAAGGGTCGGATTTTGTGGAGCGTGAAACCACTGACACGCTGGACACTGGCTTAACCGGCCAGGACGGGTTCAGGCTTTAGTGGGTATTGGCTTTGCCGCCTGCGGTTGTTCTGGCCGTGGCATTGCGCTTGGCCATCCAAGCCTTGATATCGTCGGTATCAGTAGGCGCAGAAGGCTTTGCGGTGCCCCCAATCGGCTTGATCGGGGCGGGAGCGGAGGAAATGGGCTTTTCCGGCTGTTTCATATTGGCTTGATATCTGACCAGTGCCGCGGCCATCTTGGTAGGTGGCAGGCGGGCGATCTTCTGGCCTTCGTCTGGGTCTTCTGCCAAGGCTGAGAGCAGCTTGTGCCCATCCGGGATGATATCCGGATCGGTAACGATCTCCATGAAATCTGCCCGGTCACCAAACCCCATGCCGGCGACGATATAAATTTTCTCGGTAAACTCGGCTTGCCCGAATTCCTTGTTTCCGGCCTCGAAAGTCCTGCCGGCGCGGGATTCGAATTCCCGGCGCGCCGCTATCTGCTCCGCAGCCCACAAAATACGGGATTCCTCATCTGGTCCGGGCGCGCCGTTCTCCGGTGCTGCCGGTTTGACCTCGAGCTTCTTATTGAGATCGGCATTCTTACGGGTCAGTTCCCCGATGCGCTCCATGTACCAAGGCGTACGCTTGGGCTTGTCGGGCTCGGCTGCGGCCTTGGGCGGTTCTGGTTCTGCTGGCGCATCCGGCTCTGGTTCCGGCGCATCCTGTGCATTATCCGGGACCGTGGTCTCAGGAATGGAGCCGTCCTGTTCGACGGGAGCGGCGGGATCAGGTTCTTGGCCGGGATTGGACATTAATGGGGCCTCATTTGGGCTTCCTGTACTGAATACGGCAATGCCGCATCCAATAGGATAGCGTGGTAAATATCCTGTTTATAGGCTTCCGGGGTGTGGGGATTGCCAAGAATGTCCAGCAACTTTTCCTTGGCGTGCTTAATGAACCGGCGCCATTCGTAATCACAGAAGAACGTCTGGCTGGGATAGTGGTGATAGAAAGCATTGTCGTGGGCGGACTGTTCGTAATAGACCGCGGCCATTTCGTAGGCCACCTTGCGGATCAGGCCATGAACCATCCGGTTGTCATGCTTTTTCTTGAGCCGGCCTTGGCGGTGGCTGGATACCTGTTTCTTGGTGCGGTCGGATTTGTCGCTCATGCCGCATTCGCCGCCGGTTGAGGCGCTGCCGCCTGCTGGGCCATTGCCTGCTGGTGCCCGGCTTCGCCCTGTTCCAAGGCCTGCCCATGCTCCTGCCCCGACTGGAGCGAGGCCAGCATGGCGTTATGGGTATCGGACAGGATGTCGAGATTGTTCTGATGCTCGGCCAGGATGAGATCATGCACCATTTTGGTGCGCTCGGCCTCGGACGGGATCAATGGCATCACCACCTTGAGCCGTTCCGTGATGGCCTTGTAAACGTCGATATCCTTCTGCTGTTGCTCGATATTCCTGTCTATCTTCAGCTTTGCAAGTTCCTGGGATAGCTTGTTATTGAGTTCTGACAGGGCCTGCATCTGCTTGGCCTGTTCTGCCGCCATGGGGCCAGGACCGGGCTGACCCGCCAGCACATTGGGCGCAATGGTTGCGCGTACCCGCTGGGCAACCTCATCGCTCATCGGGAAATCCGCCGCCTTGAATAGCAAATCCCCAGCTACTTGCATCAAGGCGGGATCGGCTTTCATCAGTTCAGTAAGAGCCGCGAAAGCCTCTTGGCGACGTGTCGCATAGGCGGGACCGACATCTGCCTCAACATCGTAGTGGCCCACTGCTGGATTAAATATTGACTGAATTCTATCGGCTTCGCCCTGCTGCTGCCTCTGGAACGCCTGCTGCGCTTGCGGGTCGATAAGGACTTCATATTCCATCCCGTCTTCGGCCATGATCTTGAGGATGCGCTGGGTGTCGTAAATCTTGGGGATCAGGTCGATGAGTTGTTTGCCAATATTGCGAATGGCTAGGGCGAGATTATCAATATAATGGTAAGTCGCATTGTCTCCCTGTCTCTGGCGCTGCTGGATGGCAACTCCTGACCTTTCGTTACTTTCCATCCCCATATCGGCCTGGAATTGACCTGAGACTTCGCGGATTTCTTGTGCAGCAAGTTCCAATCCCTTGATATAGGCATCCGGCATGACCGGTGGCTGTTGGCGCTCGGGCGGATCAATCTTTTGCCCCTTGTCGTCATAGGCATTGAACGGCAGCCAAGCATGATTGGCGGTGTTAGCGCTGTCCCAGTAATCGGCCAGGTTCTCGAATGCCGCCATGGCCCCGATATATGGGGATTTTGACTGTAATGCGACATGCTCGGTTGCGGCTGAATACCAGTAATTCGCCAGTCTTTGCGGGTCTTTCATGGCCCGGGTATGGCCCTTGCGGTCGAACTGGCCGTTTATGACAGTTTCCTCGCCTATGACGGGAACCAGGGGAACATATCGACCAGCCCAGGTATTGCGCTCGATGATGTCATTACCCGCGATCAAGAACCATTCCACCTTCTTATCCAGGATGATGCGGGTTTTGGTCTGCGGATCGTCGATCGCCGCCTTGAACATGGCTTCATCCATGTCCTTTTTCATCCTGGACATGCGCTGGATATTGCCTCCGATAGCCACCAGCTTATCTTCCTCCTCGGTCACACGGTAATATTCGGCAACCCGGACCTGGTCTTTCCTTACCCAGTCACCCGAGACATCCAGCGGGCTCTTGGTCGCCAGATGCGCCCATTTGGGATAGGTGTCCTTGAACAGTTCCGCCGACATATCATCAAAGACAAAGCCATATCGGGCGTCGGACTTGTCGGCTTCCTTGGCATCGGGGTCGAGATAGACGGTTAAGGGGTCTTTGACCCGCCGAATATAAATCTCCTGGTCGAAACTCTGATCGGTGTCCTGTGGATAGTCTGTAACCAGACGTACCCATCCAACCCCGCCTTGGACTTGAAATAGCGTGGCCGTGTCATAAGCCGCCTGCGCGTTTGAAATGTATTCAATGTGGCGTATGACCCCTTCGTAAATCTGTGCCGCATCGAATGTGGCTCCGTTCCCGACCGGCTTGACCTTGACTGAGGGCTTGTTCTGGCGGGCGTCGTTAATGATGTTGAGGTTATGCTGCCGTATCTTGTTGATGGTCAGGCAGGGGCGTTCATCGATCGTGCCATAGCCGCGGGCGGTGCGGCTGTTCTCGTCCCATTGGTATAGGTTGTCACTGTCCCCGTTGGCGAACTTGACATCCTCGATGAATCGCAGCCGGGCATCATTCTCATACTGGGCGCAGATATCGAAACGTCTTTGGGCTTCCTTGACGATACGCTCGTCAGGGGTGCCGGTATCCTCGGGGCCATTGTGATAGGTATCTTCAGTGGCCATTGAGCAATAATATTGTTTTCGTGCACTGATGCGTTGTCATAAAATTGCTTAGCGCCCCATCCACATCCCGCCGCCGGCAGTTACCGGGCGCTTGGGCAGCGTTGGCTTTTTTACCCGTCCATCCCGCATGGCAACGGCAAAATACCGTGCTGCATCAGCGTAATGGCTGTTTTCGTCATGCAATGGCTTACGAGACCACTGCTTGGTGTCAGGATCAACGTCGTACCTGTAATGCCTGAGAGCCTGTATCCCGTCGGCACACTTGACCGAATCAAACCAGCAATCCTTGAAGATAGTCCGGAGAGCATTGATCCCGTCTTCGACGCTGATGTTGGGGACTATCTCGCATTTGAAGCCGGCGGCGAGCGTCAGTTCGTGGATCGTGCGGCCTGTCTGTAGCTGCTTGGCCCTGGCATCGTGGGGAAGCCAGATAGTCCCCAGGACATATTGCCGGGACTGGATATGCTTTAGATAGTGGTCCCAGGGCCTTTGCTGGTTCTGGTAGCATTCAATGAGACGATACTCGAAGCCGATGCGCTGGGCAAACCAAAGGGAGGTGCTGTCCGCCCATCCGAGGTCACAGAACACATCGACGGACTTGAGGCTGTCGTAGGGAACATGGGTGATGCGGTTGTCCGCAGTCGCTGCTCTAAGTTCCACTGAATAGATAGCGCCCTCAAGCGCTTGTCGGCAGTGCCCCTCCCAGACATTGAGGTAAGCATCCGTGTCACGAGCCTCCAGATCATCTTTTTCCTTCCTTAAGACATCGGGGAACCAGGGATTATCCTGCCACCCTATCTTGATGACGGTGCTCTCGGTAGGAGGACGAAGCACGAACCTTTGATAAGTTGCGTCTGTTTCCAGCTCGGGGTTGAAAGAAAGCCAGATTTCTGAGCCATCCTTGCGGATGGTTGGGATCAGCTTGTCCCATGTGCTGTTGGGAACGAGCTGCGCTTCCTCGACCCAGCATCGGTCGATTGCCTCCTTGGACTTGATGCTGTCGATGTTATGGGCCAGACCGGCGAAGATGAACTTGGTGCCATTGCGACCACGGATTTCGGTGGTTGTCGCCGTATAGAAGCCACCCAAACTCAGTTCCGCAATCTGGTCGAGCAGCAACTGATAAACGCTGTCCTGAATGGATTTCTGGACCTCGCGGGAACAAAGAATGCGGAGGGGGACCTGGGCGCCCTGAATGAGCAATGCCCGCGCTATGCCCCAGGACTTAGCCCCGCCCCGCCCTCCATATAGAACCTTGTAGCGCTTGGGGCTGAACAGCGGCTTGAGCTTGGGAGGAAACCAGGCGTCAATCTCCTGTGGGGCCTGAGCCGAAGCGGACATTGATCCCTGCCAGTGCTGCGGCCATATCCTCGGTGGTATCGAGTGTCTGGACGCTTAAATCGGGTGCGGTCTTGCGTAATAGGCCAAGTGCTGCAGTGACTTGAGTGGGGGATAATTCTGCAGCGCCTTTGACGTGGTCCTGCAAACGGTTAATGAGCATACTGGTTTTGATACGCTCCCGCCATTGATCGTTAAGTCTGCCGGTCTTTCGAGCCGCCATGTTTCACGTGAAACTATTTGCTGGAGCCGCGTTTGCCGGCCCTGCGTTTCTCGCTATAGGCTATGGCGACTGCCTGCTTGACTGGTTTGCCGGCTTTGACCTCAGCCTTGATATTATGTTTGAAGGCTTTGGCTGATTTGGATTTTTCCAGTGGCATTACTTGCCTTCCTTGGCGAGCTTGCCGACGCCGGGACGGTCTGTGGGCTCTTTGCCCCCTCCGCCCGGTTTGGAATGATGCTTGCCGTGGGCATGTTCGTGATGATGGTCGCCCTTGTGATGTTCGTGGATATGCTTCATTGCCTTGTGCATATTTGCCTGCATATCGTGATGATGACCAGCCATTGGGTTAACCTTTCGTGGTTAAGATATAGTGGGAATGGCGCGATAAACCGAATCCATCTTGGAACGGATATAGGCTGTCTGGCCTTCTGGCGAGCAGCCTTCGCAATCCTGTAAAGCCAGTATCATGGCGCAACTTAGCAGCCCTGATGGTGAAATGCACCCGCTGGGGTATTTGTCTTTTGCTGCCTGCTGGACACGCATTAAGAATTGATCGTTACCATGGGTCAATGTGCTGAGCGCGACAATGGCTTCGATTTCGTCGGTGGCGCGTTTCACAATGGGGTTGTTCACAGCTTTTCTGATCTGGTCGAGCAGCCGGCGAACTTCCTGCTGGGGGGTGAACATCAATAGAGCCCTGTCAGCGTTCCAGTAGTCAGGCCAGTAGTTCGCACTTGCACAATCCTCATCTGAGGGGTGGACGGCACGCCTTTGGTGAGGGCCAGGATGACAGGGGTCGAGCTGTTCTGGAGAACCACCTTGGCATTGCCATTGGCAGAGGCGACCAGAGAGAGAATAACAGGACTGAGTGTGGCACCAGCCGCCGTGACGGCTGTAATCACCGTGGCATAACTCAGCGCCGGCACCAGCACATTGGATGGATTGCTTGGATCGGCAACCGCAGTGGCCGGGCGTACGATATTGGAGGCTGTCATGGAGCATCCTCAAGAATGGAATGGCCTGCTTTCATTCCTGGCGTGCAGGCCAACGCCATCGTCAACCGCGGAGGGCGGCAGGAAATATGATGCCCCGGTTTTCGCCCAATCCGGGACCACGTTGGCGAAGGAGCAGGGGGTAGCACGGCTGCTTGCGATTCAGTAAACCATAGCCATCGGACCGAGATTGGCCGTGTAGGTGGTGGGAGCGGTGATGCTGGCAGAAGTTCCAAAAACGCCAGTGGCCGATCCCGTCAGCGTCGGATTTACGTCGCTGTTGAGTGTTGCCAGCTTGGCGGTGGTTCCATTGCTTTGAACCGCAATGAAATATTGCCCTGGGACGGTCAATGTATAAGTGGCCGTGAATGCGAAGCGCTGCCAGGTATTGGCAGTTCCTACCAAAGCCCCCGCCAAGGCGGATGTGGCAATCATGGTGCCAGCGGCATTATGCAGCTCGACCAGCCAATTATCCGTGCCGCCGGTACCTCCGATCAGAACCTGAATGCCCGTCAAAATGGCGGGAAATCCTAATTGGATTGAGGAATAATATCTCGAGCCGGACACCATGGTCTTATCCTTGACCTGGCCGAAATAAAGGTTTGCCGCGATCTGCTGGACAAGGCTTGATGCTGCTGTCTGCGGGTTTGCACCGCTGGCGACTTCGGTGTCGAAACTGTCGAATTCGTTACCAGTCCAGAGTGTTTGCTGGGGAACGCCATTTGCTAACCAACCGGCCATGGGCCAATCTCCTTTTAGGTTGAAGGGTTTGGCCGAGTTGGAATAGTTGAGACGCTACCGCAGGACGCGATTTTTTGGCTCGCCCCCAATGCGCAGCAAATCACAACGCAGCCGGTGTCAAGATTTGCCACAATTTGCGGATTGTCAAGCATCGGCCGCTATATAGGTGATGAAGATCATGCCGTGAGCAGCTCACGATCAAATAGATCATCCTGATTGTCCTGGGCTTCGAGATAGCGGCAAGCTTGGCGGAAATAGCCCTCCTTCAATTCCGTGCCCATGAACTTACGGCGCAGCTTGAGGCTCATAACGCCTTCCGAGCCAATGCCGGCGATCACGCGCGCCTCATATCCCCATTTCTCCGCCCGCTTGCGGGTCTGCTGTGCCACCGCCAAAGGCGTCAGGATCAAGGCTTTTCCGTTGGAAGCCTCGAGCGCGTGCTGGCACCATTCGAGCTGGAGTTCCGTCTTGCCCAGCCCGGTATCCAGAAAAATGCCGGCACAGCCGGCGCGAAGCGCATGGGCCACACAGTGCGCCTGGAACGCGAAAAGATGCTCACGCAATAACGGCACTTGTTTGAGCCCGCGCAGATCGGCCTTGCGTGCCTTATGGGCTAGAAAATCCTGATAATCGCTCATTGGGCTCCCCTTTTTTTGGGCCACTGATGCGGCCAGCCTTTTCCATTGGTTCGCGCCACTTCCCGACACATTTTCATGCACAACTCGAAATCAGGATTGGCGGGGTCCATTGCTTTTCCGATGATGGCCCAGCCCTGAGGTCCAAGAAACGGTGCAAGCCAGTTGTGAAAATGAGAAAGTTTATTTTCCTCGCTCATTGCTGTCCGGTTTGCCCTCTTCCCCCCTTCAACCAAACCTGAATCCATAATCTTACTTTCTATTCTTACTTCTGTGGTTGTGGGTATGGTTGTGGGTAGCTTAGCGCGCGCTATACCGCCAGCCCTACCGTTTGCTACTGCTGCCGCCTGGCGGTTGCTAGCCTTAAGTAGTTCAATTTCAATCCTTTCATGGTAAAGCAAGCCATCCTTGCAAGTGAACTTGGCAAGAACTCGTTTTCCATACCTTGCAAGTTTGTCGCTAGAAGTCCCGCACATCGCAGCCAGCTCAGCTCGATCGTCCTTAAGCGGGCCGCCGTTGGTCCAGTAGGCACCAATCAGCACCAGATAACAGCCGTGTTGAAATGCACTAAATCCCAGCGTGTCCTTGAAATAATCGCCCCAATAGATCGGCATCCAGGCTGACATAAAACCTTCCCTTGCAACGGGAGGCTCCTTTGGGCATTATCTTGGGGAGCTTGTCTCCCGCTGCTCTGAACAGCGGTTAAGAACGGCCTCGGGCGCGAACCTGAGGCCGTTCGCGCATTTGGTGCCCGATGAAGGTTAAAGTCAAGCAGCACCAATGTCGGAAAGCGGAAATTCAATAAGCCGCTTTCCGCCCAGGATATCCAGCAACACTTTCACCCGCTCCTTGTCGCAACCCTGAAATAGGCCCTCGAAGCCTTCCAGCGGGCCCCGCATTATCTTAACCGGCTGTTTATCGGTGAAATTCGGTCGTACGGGCCCGGCTGGCGGCTCATAAGCCATAACCGCCTCCATTGCGGCCTGTGGAACGATTGCGGGTAAAAAGCCGGTTTTCAACAGGTCGCAGCATCCTCTTGTGGAACGAATCAGGCCCCAGTTATCCACATCCCTGTCAAATTCCACAAACAAATAACGGGGAAACATGGGTTTCGAATGCAGGACCGGCAAATAGGCGCGGAAATCCTGTTTGGTCAGCTCAACTGCGGCTCGGACTTCCTGGGATGGCTTGGTCAAAGCGCAGAACCAATGGCGCATGTCTTATGCCTCTTTCCGTGACCAATCTGGATTGCCAAAGATGGCACCACCGATCCGCTTTTGCTTTGCGGAATTAACTTTTGCCTGTTTGCGCTTGATCTGTTCCTGTTCCAGCCATGTCCGGCCTCGATCCGTTGCTTCCACGGTAATACGGATCAGCCCATGCGCTGCCATGTTTTTGAGAGCCTGGGGGGAAGCATTGAATCCCATTTCCAGGAAATTCGCCGAATTGCCCACTTCCGATAGTTTGGACAGAACCACAAACCTTGCTTGCCTCTGGCGTTCGACGGGATTGTTGGGATTGGCCGCCATAGCCTATGCCCCCTTTCCACCAGAAGCCTTGGGAGGCTTGCATAGCGCCATATGATAGGGGCAATAGGATTTATACCTGTGGCCGGTTTCATGCCCACACATGCGCCAGGGTGGCGCTAGTGGGTCGCCATGAATGTATTGGCAGAGGCCGGGGGCGAGTCCTAGGCCAATGCCGCCGAGAGGTAGCGGCTCGGTGGCGGATTTGGTGAATGGGGTTGGGGTGCGCTGTTTCTGTTGAATCCTACGGGGGATCCTGGTAACGCCATCGATCGATCCCTGTCTGGCAAATGCCTTGAGCCCCAGCCGGTTGAGCTTACCCAGAACAGAACAGCGGGAAATTCCCCTCCCAAGGAACTTGGCAATCATGCCGGCGGAATAG